GACCCAGACAAATATATGGGGTTCATCTACCTTGTTCGAGATAACTATTTAAATAGATTCTATTTAGGTAAGAAGCTGTATAGAGGGCAGAGAGGTAAAGCGAAAGGCGTTGAGAGTAACTGGAAGAAGTATATGTCATCTTCCAATCTTTTAAAAGAGATGTTTGAAGCCAGACCTCTGGATGAGTTCGAGTTGATTTGTGTGGAACAATACAAGACCAAGTCTGGTCTGAGTTGGGCAGAGACGTGGACACTGTGTTTCGTCGAAGCTCCCACAACTGAACAATGGTACAACACACGTGTCGAGAAGATAGCTTGGAATGTGAAAGAGGCCATCACGGAACGACACCGTGAACGGCTACATGGGATAATTAATGGAGAAGTATTTTGAAGATTTTTGGAAGGATTTTAATATTTATAAGTTTTGCTGTTTTGGTCGTCGGTGGTTGGCAAGTGTACAAGATGGGGTTCGCGAGTAGCGCAGACTACCTCCTGTTCGGGGCGGTGTTGGCGTTATTTGGTGAGGTCATCTCAAAAATATCTGAAGAAGTAGACGAAGGAGTAGACGATGGGCGTAATAAAGAAGAAGAACAATCCGTGTCCTAAATGTGCAAGCTCGGACGCCTTGCAAATTTATGAAGATGGTACAGGCTACTGTTTCTCCTGTAGAGCTTGGTTCCCCAAGACCGATGGGCCCACCGAAACTGTTCGAGAGAAATCGATGGTTGTTCACGAAAATATAAGTGACTATAGACACAGTGCCTTCAGCAAGAGAGGCATCACCCGCGAGATAAATAAGTTTTACGGCGTTAGAGCGGCTTTCGATGAGACAGGACACATCGAAGCTCATTACTATCCGTATGAGGGAGGCTTCAAGAAGCGGTTACTGCCTAAGACTTTCACGGCTCTGGGTAAGCTGGGCGGTTTGTTCGGGCAAGCGTTGTTTGCTGAAGGTGGTAAGCGTGTCGTCATTTGTGAAGGCGAGATAGACACCTTGACTGTAGCGCAAGCGGGTTACGATAACTACAAGAAGCACTATCCAGTCGTCGGTGTGGCGAGTAGCTCCAACTTGAAACCTGTATTAGCAGCACGCGCGTGGCTTCGCACTTTTGAAGAAGTTGTCATATTCTTCGACAACGATGAGGCTGGTGAAAAAGCCACAAAAGATGTCGTGAAGATCGTGGGTCATGACAAGGCGCGGGTGGTCTCGATCTCACTGAATGACGCGAATGAGCTGTTCTTAAAAGAAGGTGGCAAAGAAGTGATGCGTGCTGTTTGGAACGCTCAAGATTATCTACCTGGCGGTGTCTTGAAGAAGGAAGAGTTGTGGGATGCCTTAGAAAACTACAACAAAATAGAGTCTGTGGCATATCCTGCTTGCCTCTCAGGCGTGAACTCCAAAACCAAAGGTATGCGTATGGGTGAGATCACTCTTTTTGTATCGGGGACAGGCACAGGGAAGAGCTCGATAATTCGTGAGATTATGGTACACGTCCTCAGAGAGGTGGAGGACACGAAGATAGGTGTGGTCTCGCTGGAAGAAGCACCAGCTGAAACTGCGCGTAAGTTAGCTGGCTTGGCTTTGGATAAGAACCCTTCATATGAAGAAATATCTTTGGAGGACTTACGCGTGGGTTTCGATGAGATTTTTGGAGGTGATCGAGTTCTGTTGTTGGATCATCAAGGCTCCATCAATGACAGCTCTATAATGGACAAGCTGGAGTATATGGCGTTGGCCGGTGCAAAATACCTATTCATAGATCACATCACCATACTGGTGTCTGAGGGTGCGGGAAATTTGAGAGGCTTGGAAGCGCAGGATCGCGTCATGAATGATCTACTTCGATTGGTCAAGAAGCACAATGTGTGGATCGGTTTGGTGTCTCATCTCAGAAAAGTTCCAGGTGGTTTGGGTAAGACTTTCGAACAAGGTAAGCTGCCTACGCTCGATGATATTCGTGGTTCTGGGTCAATCAAGCAGATATCCTTCGACGTCATCGGATTCTCCCGAAATATGGAAGCTGAAGACGAGGTAGAGCGAAACCATATCTCCATGAGTGTTTTGAAAAGTCGGTACACAGGCCTCACCGGACCGGTGAACGGTGCCACGTATGAGCTAGCCACCGGTAGACTGTTTAGTGAGGATGGTGAAGTCTCGTTTAAGAAGCTACCCACTGAGACTGAGAAGGTGGCGTTTGTCGCTGTGGATGATGAAGATGTATTTTAACTAACTTACGAAATGGAGATACACATATATGATGACATTTGAAGATTTACCCGAAGTGGACACCCCTTGGAGTTCTGTGGGCTACCTAACTTACAAACGCACCTACGCGCGTAAGCTGGATGACGCGGGTGGTGTCGACTGTCCCACTGAAGACTTTGAAGACACTGTACTTCGTGTGGTGAACGCGTGCGACGAACAGTTGAACTGCGGATTCACAGAGGCAGAAGAGGTACGTCTGGCGAAACATCTCTTGAGTTTGAAAGGCTCAGTTGCGGGGCGTTTCCTTTGGCAGCTAGGTACAGGTACTGTGGAGCAGCTAGGTCTGGCGAGTCTGCAGAACTGCGCGTTCACGACTGTGGATCATCCGATCAAGCCGTTCATTTGGACGATGGATATGCTGGCGTTGGGCTCCGGTGTTGGCTACAACATCCAAAGACAGTACGTGGACAAGATCCCTCCAGTCAAGAAGTGGTTCACCGCACCCACTCGTTTCGACGACGGAGGCGCGGATTTCATTATTCCAGACTCTCGAGAGGGTTGGGTCAGATTATTAGGTAAGACATTGAAGGCGGCCTTCATGAGTCAATCAGCTGAAAAAGGCTCTTTCACATTCTCCACACAGGTGATACGAGGCAAGGGTGAGCCTATTAAAGGTTTCGGCGGAACCGCAAGTGGTCCTCACGAGCTTGTGTGGGGGATACAGAAAATCTCTGAGTTGTTGATGAAGCGTGCGGGTAAGAAGATTAGACCTATAGATGCTCTGGATATGATGAACATCATCGGCTACATCATCGTCGCAGGGAACGTAAGAAGATCAGCACAGATTGCTTTGGGTGATCCAGACGACATAGAGTTCTTGTTGGCTAAGCGTTGGGATCTCGGCGACATTCCGAGTTACCGTGCAATGAGTAACAACAGTGTAGTCTGTGACGATATAGATGATCTCCACGATTACTTCTGGCAGGGCTACGAGGGTAAAGGTGAACCTTACGGACTCATCAATTTAGGTTTGTCACGCTCTTGTGGCAGACTAGGCGAGACCGAGTATAAAGATCCAGAAGTTGAAGGCTACAATCCGTGTGCTGAGCAGTCGTTGGCGAATGCGGAGACCTGCTGTCTAGCTGAAGTCTTCCTACCCAACATAGAGTCCAAAGAGGAGCTGATGGATGTGGTGACGCTGCTGTACCGCGTGAACAAGCACTCATTGTTGTTGAAGTCACACCAACCAGACACGCAGGCTGTAGTTCACAAGAACATGCGTATGGGTATTGGAATGACGGGAATCTTGCAAGCAACGCCGGAGCAGAATAGTTGGTTGAACGAGACATATGAGTACTTACGTAGCTACGACGAGAAATATTCTGAAGCTCACGGAATACCGACCAGTATCAAGCTGACGACTGTGAAACCCAGCGGAACTCTATCTCTACTTCCTGGAGTAACTCCGGGCATCCATCCTGCGTATAGTCGTTATATGTATCGACGCATCAGGATCGCCAGTGATCACAAGCTGGTTCAAGTCTGTAAGGATCATGGATACCCTGTCGAGTTCGTCAAAGACTTCGAAGGTAACGACGAGCATCACACAGTGGTTGTGACTTTCCCGTTCAAGTATCCAGAGGGTACGAAACTGGCTTCTGAGATGACGGCTATAGACCAACTCAATGAAGTTAGGCGAATGCAAAGGGAGTGGAGTGACAATTCCGTGAGCTGTACAGTGTATTATCGAAAGGAAGAGATACCGGCGATTAAGAAGTACTTGAGACGATACTACAAAGATG